AAGTTGCCTATCTCTTTGTGAAATTAATGACATTTGGAGTTTTATAGAACTCAAGAGCCCCCGATCTGATTCGAACAGACGACCAACGGTTTACAAAACCGTTGCTCTACCACTGAGCTACAAGGGCAAATTAGTCTACAGGTAACATTTCTGGATTTTCCAGTTCAAGATCAAACAACATAGGATGACATTCTTCATCAATCAAATAGAATGATGTTTTATATAAATCCTCTGGTTCAAACCTTCTTTCGTTATCTGCAATTTTTACTAGTTCCAGATCATAGATTGAATTATCTGGAAGTTCGTCAAAAGTAAACGGAACTTGATTTATAAAGTACATAAGGACAATTTGAGTTCCTTTATCATACCAACAATAACTGGTATCAATTTTGTACTTCATAGGATGTTTCCTACTTTTGTTTATTTATTCCTACCACGATAGGTAGGAGTTTGTGCGTGGCAATTAGGACATAGCAAACGAAGATTTTCTAAACGATTATCACGATTGTTCCCGTTAATATGGTCCAATTCAATTGGAGTAGGTTTTCCTCTCCACTCTATTATATCACATTCTTCGCATCTGTGTTGTTTTGTACCTTCTGCGATAAGTCTTAATTTAAGTTTGTATGATTGATGATAAGAATCTTCTGTTAAATAATATTCAATTGGTTTAGTTGTATGTTTATGAGTTTGTCCTTTCAACCAACCCATACCAGTGAAATGTGAAGTATCAAGATTTAATCTTTTAATTTTGTCTCTTGCTACTTTGTAGTTTCCTCCTGCTTCTTTAACTCCTATTTTGGATAGGACTTGACGAACACTTGTAGAAGTTTTTACTGCTTCTATAAATTGCTCTTCAGTATATTTAGAAGACATACATTAAAAGGTAAAGTTAATATTATTTATATAACTTTACCTTTTAATAGGAGTGGTGGGACTCGAACCCACACTGTAATGATTTTAAGTCATTTGCCTGCTGCCAATTGGGCTACACTCCCATAAAAAACTCAGAGTAAACTGAGTTGACTGTTACATTCTACCATATAAGTTGGAGGATGTAAACGGCAGTATTCGTTGAACGTAATCTTCATTTCTTTATTAGTGAGATTACAGTTCTCTGCCGCTTTTGGAACGTTCCACTTTGCAGTGAAGAGCATTTCCATTGATTCTCTTGTTTCTTTCCTCATAGTGGATTTGCGTAAGAAAGAGTGCTTTCGTCAAGTGTACTACGAACAAAGTCTAGTACACTCATAAACTCATCAACAGTATCACAGGACACTTGCTTTTCCGATCCTTCGCTGGAATAAAGGTAGACGGTGCGCTTGAGAGGATCTACCACACAACGGGACAGGTACTCGCCTTGCATTCGGTTCGTTTCGTGATTACCCAAGTATCATAGCAGGGCGGGCTGCCCGTGTCAAGCCCTTCCCCCATTGATCACGTACTCTCGGTTGTCTCCTGGATAATCGTTAGGACTTGTTCCTTCATATTCTGCAATATTTTTAGTAACATCCTTTCTTTCACCATAAACAACATATGTGCAATTGATGGCTCCTCCTGCATTATTTTTAACAATGATGCGAGTTCCCCATTCAATCTTTTCCACAAACAACTCTTGATATGATCCAATAGAAGTTAAGGTTACTCCTATTGTTTCTGGATTAACAAGCTCCCTCCAATAATCTGGAAGTTGAATAACAGTATTATTCTCCAATTTACCTCTTAAATATACCTCTGCCTCAGGTCCTTCAAGGCAAATATATCTAAGACGATATCCATCTTTAGTTGGGTGTGGAATATCAAAAGATTTCTTGGAATCCCAATATGGAGCTTTTACAGATAAGATGCCACCAGCCCATTTTAGATCTGTACACTGCACATAATCATGTCTTCTAATGGGACAAGCATCGTCTGGATATTGTCTATCTCCCGTCCAGGGATAAACGGGATATCTCCAATTTGAAGTAGGAATACCTTCCCATTCCCCATCACAAGCTTTTCTTCCATCTTGACGGGGTATAAAATTAAAATCTGTCATAGTTCTTCTCAGTTTTTACGAACATCATAATTCCACCCAACAACAGAATATTCTTCATTATTTCCTGGGTAATCTGCTGGAGTTTCTCCTTCATATTCTGCTATTAAACTTTCTCCGTCCTTCCTTTCTCCAAAAATATGGTAGAAGCAATTGATTGGCATTCCGCCCTTGGATTGAAGATAAACCTTTTCAGAATCAATTCTTTTCACAATTACATCCTGATGTGCTCCAATAGGAGTAAGTGATACGCTTACAGTATCTTGATCGACTAAATCTTTCCAATACTCAGGAAGCTCAATCTCAGTTCTATTTAAAACTCTTCCTCTTACATATACATCATTTGAAGGACCCTCTAAACAAGTATGGCGAAGTCTCCATCCAGGTTTATTTGGGTGAGGAATATCAAAATTCTTTTTTGCTGAAAGAATGTGAGTACCACAGCGAGACATAACTTCTCCCTGAGCAACAACATTTCTTCCTGCATAGATGTTTTGACTTGCATCCAAGTTATCAAAAATTGCAGCATCTCCAGAAACTACAAGAGAATATGGAGAATTATTCATTCCACAAACTGCACCAGGAATGGGAACTTGTGTGGCATCACTATTCGATAAAGGACCAACCATCAAAGTAGCATAAACCGCAGGAAACTCCCCTGCTGTACCAACAATCTGAGGTCCTTCAACAAATGCAGATCCTCTAATTTTTGTAGGACCTACACCTAAAGCAATTGGAGAACCTGCTCCAACCATCACCTGTCCACCAGATGCAATATCATCCATCAAAAATGCCATTGTTTCTTCTCCTTAACCTTGCTGTTTACTTTGGAATCTCTTCCCACCAACTTTAGAATCTCTAACTGCAACCGCATCAGTTACTCCACGAATCATAGAACTATAGATTTGCATACAAGTATTTGCAACAATTTCTGCCGATCCAGGAGTTGCCAATCTATATAGAGACTTGGCATCAATGGAAACTTTTTTAGCATCCATCTTAATCAATTCAGTAGCAGTTAGTGAAATGTTTCCTTTCGATCCACCTTCACCAACCGCCTTAATAATTACATCTTCTGCCTGAAGAATGATTTTTCCTTTAGTGGCAACAAGTTGAATATTTCCATTTACGGCATTAATCCAACAGGTATCTTCTGCTTCACTTTTATCATCTCCACAACGAAGAGCAAAGTTTCCAGGAGCTGCAACAATCGTAGATCCTTTTCTTTTATCCCCATCTTTTTCTAAAGTGATATGATGTCTACCATCAGACGCTTGAAGTAAAACATCTGAGGTGACATCTCCATTTTTATGAAGATGTCCGAAGCTTATTGATCCGTGATCATTACCATATCGAGTTGCAGTATAATTTCTTTGCGAAGTTGAAGTAGTATCAGTACCTATTCTTGTATTTTTTCTATTTTGTGGGGTTGCCATTATAAATCACGTTGTTTCTACTATTTACTTAGGTTTCTGATATTGTATTTGGAGTTCCTGGAATATTAAGTTGGGGATTATTGCTAGAAACATCAGTACCAGATCTGGGAATAGCACTTGGAGCAGTTGTAACTCTTCCAGTGATGCTTTCTTGTAGAGTATCGTAAACTTGTACAAGTTTTCCTGGAGTTTCATAGTATCCTGCATACTTAAGTCCATCCTTATAGAAGACAGCACCGTAGTAAGATCTTCCATCAATATATCCAGTCTGCTTAAGTCCAACCAAATCAGTAACTTGGATAATTTGATTTGCAGGAGCTTCAATAGGATCTCGAACAATTTCAAAAACAGGAGCAAATTCTACATTTACTCCAGTATCAGAAGGCATAGTAATTGAAGGATAAGAAGTAAATCCACCAGTACCTTTATCCAAAACAGTAACTGATTGAATTCTTCCGAATGAATCGCAAGTATAATCAAGTTTTACTCCATTATTTGGAGTAATTACTATTTGATCTACACCACAATTATAATTGATTCCTGGATTTTTTACAACAATATTTTTTAATTTTAAAATTACATCATAGTTGTTTGGATCTGGTGTTGGAGTCAGATATCCATTTCCAGGATCTTCAACAATTACATCGACAACTACACCTCTTCCACTTCTCTTTCTTCTGCATGGGGGTGGAATCATAACAGCAGAAGCTGCCATAGGATTTCCTCCAGCCCAAGATTGTTGAGTAGATGCTTCAGATACATTTACAATTCTTTCTATTAAGAGAGCTGCACCTGTTGGATTATTTTTAAATATATTTGTTCTGTCGGGAATATTTGTAAGTTCAATTGTAATATCATAAGATCCTTTTGAGACATAAGTTTTGATTAAATTAGGATCACCAAAGAAACTTGTTGTTCTTTGAACTTCTTTATTACCAATTTTTAAAATAGCAATATTATCTGCTTGGAATTTGATATCATAATCACCACTCTCAGGGAAAGTAACATTTTTCCAAGTCAAAGTGTGCAATCCGTTAATTCTTCTGTCAGAGTCAGAAATACTTCTGAAAACTTTTGGAGAAACGGAATAATCATTCATAAAACTTCCCCAACCTTTTCCGTTTGAACCACCAGTAGTCTGAATATGGTGGAACAGAGTTGGACCTTGATAAGTAATTTGAGAAGTGCTTGTTTGATTTGCAGAAACTGTAGAGGAAGAATCGTAACGGAAAATCAAATCATATGTGCTTCTTCCACTAGGCGCTTTTCTTTTATTACTTGAAGTAAATAATCCCCTATTTGTAGTAATCTGAATATCATTATTGTCATTTGCGGATCCAATATGATCTGCAAAGATTTTATTTGAAGTTCCTATGCTACCCTCTTTATTTTTTGTTCCCTGTTGAATTAATCCTTGTTCAGAATATTTAAAGACTTTTAAATCAGATTTTGCAGTTACCTTATAATTTACATTTGGCAATATGGTAATCTTTTCAACTCTAGTTTGTTTTGATTTTTGTGCTCCATTGATAGTAAAGGTGTGTCTTCCATCTTCCGATACAAAAGTAAAGGCTAGGTTGTCAGTTTTTCCACCCTGTCCATAGACAGTAAAATCAATCTCAGTATCTTTAGGTAAAGCAGATTGCCAATCTTTAGTACTAAAGATTTTTTGATTTACATTTGTTGTCGTAATTATTGGTTGATTATAAACCTCAATTTCTATAGTATGCTTTCCTTTTCTTATAAACTTCTTCGTTATCGTTGGGTTATTGTTTCTGAATCCCTGCAGATCTATTATCTTTTCACCATCAACAAAGAGTTTTCCTTTATTATCTGCAGTTCCTTTGAATCCATAGTAACCATCATAAGGAACATCAATTGTCCAAGAATTCTTAAAAGTTAAACCTGCTCTATCACTACCAGGAGTGTCTAAAGGTGGAACTGGAGATAATGCATAGCGATTCGTAAATTTACTCCATGCATTTCCTGCAGTATAAACTACAGGATACCATTGTTGTGCCGCACCAGGAAATCTAGTCGTCCAGAAAGGATTTGGTGGACAAGGACCTTCTTGAGTTGGTAAAGGTTCTTTAGGAATAGGTGCTTTTGGAGATTCAATAGTTAAAGAAACTCCCATTGGATTTTGATTCCAAGAGTTTTCAATTACTCCCAATAATGGAGTTTGTAATGGAGTATCTGTGGATGGATCATAAACATAAACAAGATCGTAAGTGCTTCTTTTGTTTTCCCCTTTTGCTTTTCTTTTATTGCTTGAAAAAAATCTTCCAAGATTTGAAGTAACTTGTATATCATCATTATCATTAGCGGATCCAGTATAATCCGCAAAGATTTTATTTGAACTTCCAAGTCCACCTTCAGTATTTTTTGTTCCTTGCTGAATTAATCCCTGCTCAGTGACTCTATACTTTGTATTATTTTCCTTTGAGGTTACTTTATAACGGACTCCAGGACGTATCTTGATTTTTTCTACTCTAGTTTCCTTCGATTTTCTTGCCCCATTAATTGTGAAAGAATCTTTACCATCTTCAGAAACAAAAGAGAATGCCAATGTATTTGTGCTTCCACCCTGTCCATAGACTGTAAAATCAACAATCTCAGTGGATTTTGGTGATGATGGAAGAGGTTTATTGGTTAATTCTAACTTAACGCTATGCTTTCCACGATTATATTTTTTTTGAATCGTTGTTGGACTATTTGCAAATCCTTGTAAATCACCAACTAAATTATCATCAATATAAAGTTTTCCTTCATTATCACAAGATCCTCTAAAAATATAATCTCCATCATATGGAAACTCTAAATTATACTCAATATTAAAGGTTACATTCGCATAATCACTTCCTGGAGTATCTGATGGGGGAACAGGAGAAATTGCATAGGTGTTCATGAAAGAACTCCATGCAGAGGAACCATCAGGTTTTTTTATATTAGCTGGACAAATTACATCAATTTTATTTGAAAATGTCTGTCCCTTTGATGACGTAATAGAATAAGGTTTATTTTTTCTTGTTGTAAAGAATGGATTATTTTCTGACAGTAAATATTTTTGATATTTCTCAATCTCCTTTCTAATAGGATCCTCATACGTGTTGGTGTATTTTGTAGGATCCCAAGATCCTAAGTCTTCCCCATTAGGACCCCATCGTGTCCCATATCCTTCTTCAGTATCATCACATATTTCATACTCCTCAAAGTCTTCTTCATCAGTAAAGACTTCATATTCATCAACAGTTGTTCCTAGAACAGCTACGAGTTTGCTTCCACTACCATAATAACAATCATCCTGCACACCAATAAGTGGAGCATATTGATATCCATATCCCCCAGAAATTAAGTCTACTCCAAGAATAGCTCCATCTGAACCTATAATTGGATTTCCTGCTGCAGCAATTCCTCCTCCACCAAAGAAATTAATTGTTGGAGGTCCACATTCTTTGAAGGTTTGTATTCCAGGACAACTATTGGTATCTGTTACTAAAATATCAGTATTTAATCTATTAACTTCATTAATGGTTAGAAACTCAATTTTTCCTCTATTTTTTCTAACAATAAAGGTAGTGCCTGGATTTTTTTGCGCATAATTATTTGCTTCACAAATAGAAACTCCATCAACAAATCCTAATTTAGGATCTATATATCCAATTTTAATTTGATCTCTATTTAGTGGAGCATTAAAATTGCTTGGCATTGTGTATTATATCAATTCTCTTCTGTTATTAAAATTATTTATTAGCAAAGCTTAAGATCAATTTGATTGCTAAATGGTGTTGCAAAATCAGCATCACCAAAAGATGGAGCAGAAATACCACTAAACTTAGGCAATGAAGCGTCAATATTTGATAGTAATGGGATATTACACTCAGTTGCAGCAGTTCCTCCAGATTGAATTTGATAGTAATCAGATACCGCACAGTCTGGCATCAAATCACAACCAAAGAAAGTTGGTTTAGTGTTTATGAAATTTAAGGCAGCACTAATTGATGAACTAATGCTACTAATAATTTGATTGATAGAAGAAAGAAATTGTCCAGCTTCTCCTAAAGCTTGCTGAATATCTGATAGAAATTCATTAATATTTGTCAAGAAAGAATCTACAGATTCGGTAATTACCTGGCTATTCTGAGATACTACTTTTGCAACTAAGTTTTCTACAGAGCATATGGGAGTATTTGTCGCATATCCAGATCCGTTTGGTTTTTTATTGGAAAACTCTTCAGCTTGAGATCCATTTGAAGGATAAGTATCTTTAATGTTAATAGATTCTTCAAGTTGCTGTTGGATTTGTCCGCAAAGACTATTGAGAATATTGTTAAAGATGCAGGTGATTATTTCTGTGAAAGTATTTTTAATATCAAAATATTGATTTCTTTGATTTGGTTGAAGTAAATCAACTGTTGGCGCTAATGATTTATTTGTTGTCTTTAAGATAAACTCCATTAACTTATCAAACAATATCTTCATGTACTTTGCAATTTCACAGGCGGCATTTGATATCAGTCTTTGTATATCAGATACAACTGTCGATACTGCATCAATATAGTTTTGTGCTGCCTGCAAAATTTTATCAACATCTTTAGTAAGTTCATCTATAATAGTTTGAATCGCCTTCATGGCAGATCCAGGAAAATCACATATGTTTACTAATACAGTCTTCTTTAAATAGAGATCATTCCTTTTAGTATCTGCGTTACTTTGTTGATGAACAGCATCAACATTTTCCTTAGTTACTCCTTCCGATCTATCAACGGTTAATCCTTCATCAGGAACTTTGATATAAGGATCTTTATTCCCACTTGCAGGAGTAGCAAATCCACTAGTTGAGGAATAGTTTGTCTTTGTAGTCCCTATCTTAGTTCCTAGTGCAGTTTGTACATTACTGCCAAGAACTCCCATGATAACAGGAACCTGTTGCTCCTGTCCATCTAAGAAAAATCCAAAAACAAAATTACCCTGTCTTAATTGTGATGTAGCTCCAGCATTAGACTGTCCACCACCACTAGTGATGGGATACATCACTTGAGCCCAGGGAAGTTGATCAGAAGGAATTGTAGTTTCCTCTTGATCGTGAAGTCCTATAATTCTTACTTTATACCTACGTCCCCATCCAGGAGTTTGATCTTTCCTAGCATATTTTCCTGGGAGCATGTTGTCTCTCCAGGTATCATCACTAGCAATTTGCCCAACCCACCAATGAAAACCACCTGATCCCAGGAACCCTGGATTATATAAAGAACTTTCTTCCATTAATCCTCATAAATTCTACATTCTAGTGCTTCTGGATTCTCATCACAATAAAGTTCCAATGCTGTAGGATCGTGATCATCATTGGGATGATTTGTCTGATAATTTTGCAGAGAACCAAGTTCATCCTCTAAATGACGACGACGTTGAGAACTGGTATTTGGATTATCCAATTCATTTTTATCGTCATTAATATGTTGCTGAAGTGTTCGATCCATGGGAACACGCAAAAATGTCAATATTATTTATTATACCTGTCTACCAAAAGATTCTCTTACAAGATTTGCACTCGTATATGTTTCTCTTTGTGTAATATAATGACAAATATCAGAAATTAGATATTTTCCCCCATACTGTTGATTGACATCAGGATTTTCTGAATTTTCAATCTTAGGACTATCAATAAAAATAGTATCGCCAGCACTCAATTTAAATAATCCAGGAATTGTTATACTTGCTTTAGAAGAAAACAAATTATTATATCTCATTGTAGATTGATTAAGTATATCACTTTCTTCAAGATTTTTATCTTGGGATTTTTTAATTTGTTGTTGAGTATTTCCAGTGGGCAAACTTCCAGTATCAATCAAAACGTATGAAGTTTTTGTTGCTGCATTATTTTCTTTGTTTGGAAACTCCTTATCATTTAATTTTGGAAGCTTTTTTCCTCCAGTTTCATATGAATCTGAAGATTGCTTATTAATAATCTCATAATAGCAAGTAAAGGGATCAAACTTTACAATCTTTGTATTGAAAAGTCCCATCTTCATTTTTTTGGAGATATTACTAACTGCAGAATCAACATTGTAATCTACAATTTTTCCATCATATCCTGGTGGAATTTTTGTACCCCCACCATCTGTACTAGTGTTGTATATTAATTTTGTTTTTGGTTCTTGCTTCATCAAAGAATCTATAGACTTATACTTAAATCCAGAATCAGTTTCAAAGAAGAAGTATCCAGCAGTTTCTCCTTTACCTCCACCTGTCGATGGAATAGATTTCTTTGACAGCCAAGTACAGACATACAGTGGTTTTTTATTGTTCCCCAAAAAGTTATAAAGATTTACAGTTTGTTCGATATCAATATTTTTTTGTGTCTGCAATCCAAATGGTGGAGCATCTGTAAGTATTCTTCTTACATGATCCGATAATTTTCCATCGTATCTCTTTCTAACTCTAACTTGTTCATTTAAAATGTATTCCCTTGAAACTAAGTCAAGGGCAACCATTTGCTTATTATAATCATTATATTGTGGATGTACAGAATTTACATATAAAGTTACTTTCTTTTTTCCTTCTACATTATCAACAATTTCTATCTCTACTCTTTCCTGTCCTACGAGTGGTAGTCCTTCGAGAACAGTTGTATCGTTAATACTTCCCTTAGAATCAACGTAGATTATAGTAACTTTAACACTATCCTGAAGAATACTTTCATAATATTTTAACTCAAATATTCCTGGTATTAAATTCACCTCCCCACCTTCATTACCATATACTTTACAGGTAACTATATTTGAAGATGAAGCTGATTTTGAAATTAATGGATTCGACATTTTATTTTTATTTGTATTTACCCAGGTAAGCGATCAAGAATTTCAAAATGATCATGTCCACTTGATCCACCCATACCACCCATGGCAATTGGAACAAGTTTTTGTCCACCCATAAAGGGATAGTCCATATCTTGAGATGAATCATCTTCAATAATAATGTTTTGAGGAGATCCATCATCATATGACATATATGATTGAATTACCGCTAAAGCTCCTGAGACATTTTTTGCAGAGTTCAATGCTTCAAGGAATCCAGGAAGAGAACCTCTTAATGCCTCTGTTGTATTAGAATCTAATACAAATTCTCTACCTCTTTCACCAAGCATTGCATAAGTAACACCACCAACAAGTCCACCTTTTGCAAGAGCAACGTGAACATGGTTATAATGCCCAGCATTTGTTTTTTCGCCCCAATAAGATAGGGGAACTTTTTTACCATTGGCAATACCAAATCCAAGAGGAGTGTAAATTAATTGGGTTAGAGAAGAACCATAAGTCGATATCAAATGTTTTGCGAATGCCAATTGCTGAGGTGTTCCATTACCAACAGTATCATTGGAATAATCTCTTGCCCTGTTTTTTCCATGATATCCACGATCACCAGATCTGTAATCGCTAGTCATTTGTAATCCAAATTTACTTGCGATTGAAGTAAACTGATCAACAGCACTAAGTCTTCCAGTTCCTAATATACCTCCACCCAATTGTCCTCCAGATATTTTTCCACTCTTTACCGCACTTAAAGTTGCCATAACATTTGCCCAGCTGGTATGGGCTTTATTTCCAGAAGCGTATTGATCCTGATATGTCAAATTACTAGGACCTTCTGGTAATCCTCTCCAAGTTGCTGATAAGTTATGAGCAAACTGTTCGGTGCTCATTTCACCAGATTTCCATCTCTTATAACCAGCACCATCAATTAAAAGTATTGCCAATTTATTCTGATTTTCTTCATTAAAGAGATCTGTATCTGGATTTAATCCAACAGATCTTGCTCTACTCAAAACAAATTGAGGCATCTGTTGATATCTTCCCATAGCACCAGATCCACCACTTCTCAATGCAGCTTGTCTAGCTTGAGAAATTGTCATTTTACTGAGTCCGTCTATCTTGCCACCATTAACTACATCATATCCACCAACTGCCTCAACGCTAGCAATTAAATCTAAAATGGGTCCATATTCTCCTGATGTTGTTCCCTGTAAAATATCTCCTTCTCCTGTAGGCTGATCTTTTCCTTCTACTCCAGATTTTTTTTCAATTTCTTTTAGCATCAATTGCTTCATTAATTCATTAATGGTATCATCAATTTTTGATGATACACTCTCTTGAACTGATTTTGCAATTACATTTGTTAAATCCTCACCTTTCATAAACATCTCTGCATTTACTTCGCCACCGCCAGCAAAAGCACCACCAGTTCTTAATACTTCACCACTAAAAGTAGTATTGATCCAAGAATTTAATCCGACTCCAACGTTCTTATAATCTACTGAATTTGGTTTTTCTCCAAGAATAACCTTAGTAGCAATTCCAAATAAGGGTCCGAAAAATGGAATTTTGCTAGTTGTAGCATAAGATTCCTCAAGATAACCAAGAGGACTTATAAAATCTTTATTTGGAGATTTTGGAAATACTTTTTCAATCTTCTTTTCTCCCCCAACATCCTTTCCAGATTTTAATTTTGTTGGTTGAGTTTGTATTTGCCTTGTTATACTTGTAGGCTTTTTATATTTCCTTGAAGTTCTACCACCAACAACTCTACCACCTCTAGTAATTGGTTGCCCACCACCAGCCATTTTATTGCCATACATATCGTTTGTTGCTTTATTGCCATACAAACTACCAAAGGATCCTTCTTTGAGTTGAACCCCAAACATTGAGGTTACATTGTTCAGATTCTCTCTAAATTGATCACGAATTCTGGCATCAAGTTTACCAAGATTTGTTTTCTGATTTTCTTTATCCTTTGCTGATAGGAATGGATATCGAATTAACTCAATGGCATATCGGAAAGGCGCACCAACAATATCAAGAAGAACTCCAATATTTCCAAGCATGAAGTTTCCAAATCTACCTTGCTGGTATCCCAACCATAGGATTCCCTTCAGCAGAGGATTCTTTTCTTTTTCAAATGCTTTTCTTTGCTTTTCTTCTTGAGATCTGCCAAGTTTTTTAAGTTGAAAGGCACCTTCTCCAATTGCAGATGCCAACAATCCAGCACCAGCAACAATCGCACCAGCAGCACCTGCACCAATACCAGATGCCTGTCCTGCAGCTTGTCCAGCAGCAGTAGTTGCTGCTTGCTGGGCTCCTTTTTGTAGAAGTCTATCTTTAACAATATCTCTACCAATATCAAAGACTCCACCATCACCTTGATTACCTAATACAATTGCAGTTGTAATGGCTGCTTCAATTACTTTTCCAACAGCACCATTAAAGGTATCAAATATTTTAGTAAAGTTTTCTCCACCAAAAGTAGATAATTGTTTACGAGTTGAATCGTAAGCTTTATACCCCCAATCTACAAAACTAACTAATCCATTCAACAACTTGCCACTAAAATCAATAAAGAAATCAACAGCAGGTGCTAAAACTTTTGCGAATTTAGCTATTGCTGGGAGATATTCTATGAGTCTAAAGGCAACGAACCCAAGAATCATATTCACTATGAAATTTTTAATACCATCCAAAAATCCAATCTTTGGTAGTCGAAGATTGTTTGGTAATTTTTCGTTTTCTCTTGGTTTTTCTTCTAATTTTTCTTCTCTTTTCCTTCTTTTATATTCTTCTTTTGATTTATTTTCTTCCTTTTGTTTTTTTGTATCTTCAACATATTTTCTTTTAACAAGATTTTCAATTTTAATAACTTGAGTTCTAATTACTAATATTTGATTGGGACGATTTTTTGCTGGATTTAGAGATGGTTTATCCATAGAAAAATCATCTACTGGAGATGCCATTCTTTTGGCAATATCTCTAGAAACAATATTGCCAGACTTAGATGGTGGTAATAATTTTCCTACATTAATTGCCATTTATATTACCTCATTAATCCAAGAGTAGCTTCTTTGCTTCTAAATCCTGCTGGATGAGAAGCTGAAATCTTAGGCGTATTTGGAGTATTGGGCAATCCACTACTCATAAACGGATTCTTTGTTTTTGAACTTGAAGTTCTAACTACAGATGATTTTCTATTAAGAGGTTTAACTCCTCTTGATACTTTCTGTGCTGCAATAATATTTGCTGAAGAATAACTTGCTGTTCTTGATAATTGACTTTCATTTTTAATTCTAAGTTCTCTCGCTTTTAGATCATTTGATGCAGTATTATATCTTGCTCCCATCATTTTCTTAATATTTTGTTCTTCCATACCTCTTTTTCTGTAATCTTGCAGATCACTAATGGAAGTCATTCTCATTGATCTTGCATTCAGAGTTTCTTCTCTTCCCCTTGCACCTTTTGGATCCAACAAATTAGCCATTTTTTCAAGAATTCCACCTTCCCTTTGTTGGGCTCTGGCATATTCTGGTTGTCCATTACGATATCTTAAATGCCCAACAAAAATTTTCCCATTATCATCTGACATGATTCTTGTTTTGGGGAGATCTTTTTTACTATTCAGTCCCAATCCACCAACAAGTCCACCACCTCTGCCACGATATGTTTTATTGGCAGCTCCATACTTATCAATTTGTCCCGATGATCCTTTAGCATAATTTGAGGAATAAACTACATCCTTTCCTCTTGCTTGTCCAAAGTATCTGATGCCACCTATGTTTATCTCAGGTTCCCATCCAGACATTGCTGCATTTGGAACAACAATGGACTTTCTTCCACCATAAGTCGCACCAAACCCCCTTCCACTTTGAATACCAAATGATGAACCTTTAATATTAATACCTCTACCGGATGCAAGTGCCTTTTGCACTTGAAGTTGAGATTCAATTCTCTTTAATCTCTCTTCAAAATAAGTTTTTCTAAAGTCACCCCGAGTGCTTGAAGTTTCTCCAATAGATCTGTTTTGTTTAACTAATCCAGACTTCGATTCTCTTTCTGCTTCAACTCTAGTCGGTTTGCTTGCAATTAAACCACCACCAGCTGCATATGGAATACCTTTAACGATCTTTGGTTTATTTGTACCTCCTCCAGCAGCGTTCATGGATTCAAGAGTATCAACTCCATACTTTCGAACCGCACCGCGAGACATGACAAATTCGCCATCACTTAGCATTGCAGGGATTTTATCAACTCCCTTTTCGCCACTAATTAATCCTTGTGTTTGCTGTCTAAATTTATTAAATCCAAACATATCACTGAGAGATCCAAACATATTTTCGGATCCGCCCTTAAACAAAGATCCAAAATTTGCAAATCCTCCTCCAGCAAACTTGGCAGTTTCTCCTTTATCTCCACCAATTCCAGTAAATTTTTCAATGCCACCACTGAGAGCCATGGTAGCACCAACAGTAGCTGCTGTTTCAACTCCAGCAACTGCAAGTTTTCCATATTTTCCACCAAGGAATCCCGCAAGTTTCCCAGCTTTTCCAATACCTGCTTTTGCTAATAAAGCTACAGCAGCTCTAGCAAGTAATGCACCACCTCTTACAACGATAGAAATCAATCCTCTGGCAAACTTGCCAAAAGAAGTTCCAAACATTATATAAAGACTTAGAAGTTTGGGCCAGTGATCACCTAAGAATCTAAAAACAGATTTTAATTTATCTTGATTCTTAGGATCTGCTAACCATTCCAAAAGCTTATATGTCACTCTTGCCCAGAACATCTTCATCAAGAAATCAATAATTGAAGATAAGATATTCTTAACTGGAGCAATTACTTTTGAAACTGCTTTTTTTACTAACCCAAGTCCCTTTTCTAACTTGGATTCTTCTCCTTCTCTTTTAGATTTTTCTTTTTCTATTCTTCTTTTCTCAGAATTCTTCTTATCAACTTGAAGATTTGTGGTTAAAATCTTTACAATATTTCCAATAGACTTGGAAATGTCATTAAGATAAGATCCTGTTTTTGATATTTCGCCAGTTACTGATTTCCCTGGAGGTAAATATAATTGCTGCTGCTTTGATGGAAGAAGCTTTTCACTTTTGATTTTTTTGGTTACAACATTTACTGCTGCAACTCCAAAAGATTGAGTGCTTATTTTTCTTTTCTTTACTTTAAAACGTCCTAGTCCCCTTTTACTCTTAACTCTCTTATATTCTGAGGTTAATACTTCAACTTCCTCTGTAGGAATTCTACTCTTGGGCATTCTGCCCTTAACCATTTCTTCTTTTAATAATAAAAGATAAGTATCATAATCTAGGTCGAAAACATCCTGAAGTCCTAATAACCTTAGAACTCTTTCATCTATATTTTCTGTTACATTAGAAGAATTGGGCATTGGATGCTTGCTGTTTAGTCTGTTCTTCCTCAATATGTTGCTTTAGCAACTCAACATATATGTCCCTTTCCCAAGGAATCATATTTTCTATCTCTGTCAATGAGTATTTATGATACTGCATCAAGGAAAAATTAAGACGAAAATAGTTCTCAAGATCCATATGGACTAGGGCTATGCGAAAAAACTTGCTAGTCCCTCCATAATTACCTCACTTTCAACATTAGTCTTTGGATTTGTTACCATAATTTTGTGGGATAATTTTGGCATAGTCTCAAAGAATTTTTCAATCTCTTTAAATTGAGTTGAATTCATTTGATCAAGGAATTCACTCAATTCTTTTTTGGACACATCAGAGGATGTCCATACTTCTTCTTCAGTATAAATTTTACCAACACAAGAGGCAATCAAATCAAAGGATTGATCCATTGCATTTTCGTTTGTAAAATCAAAATTGGATTTGATGAACTGATCCAATGATGGATACTTCATCTCCATCATAATGCTTTTATCAACACGAATTTGATTAGTATGTTCTTCGTTCTTTTGTACTTTAATTGAGTCAATATCAATTTTAACAGGAACTTGAGTTACATTATCATCTGGACAAATAATATTAACTTCAATCTGTTCTCCAACAGACTTACCACGAATATTAAGGAACAAATATTCAATATCAAAGGTAGGCAAATTCTCTACCTTAATATTTTTTGTTAGAATACAATTTTTAATGACAGTCTTAATTGCTGTTGTGATCTGCTTAGTGTCTTCACTTTCTAAAGCAATCACAAGAAGCTTTTCTTCTTTAACTAAGAAAGGTCTGAATTGAACTGTTTCTCCTGTAGATGGCAATTCAAGTTCATAAGACGGTGTAGCAATCTTTGGTAAAGGCATAATCTCCCATACAAATCAATATGTTTATTTATTCAGAGTGAATGAACGTCCGAAATCGGGGTTGATATTGAATGCATTGCCGGAAGATGACGATTGTGGAATTGTCACTCCTCCGGTGGTACTATAATTTCCATAATTAAGTCCAGTATTAAAGTTTGGATTAAATGTCTGATTGTTAATCGCAGCTGCTTGTTCTGGACTAAGAGTAGTTATATTAGCAGCCCCAGTTCCTCTCTCAAGTCCTTTCATTGAAGTAATATAATATCTAATATAAGAAAAAGATACTGTAACTTTTAAAAGATTTGCCGATTCGTAAGAAATTGGCATGGAACTAATACTTATAGGAAATACGTTAACAAATTTATATGTCAGTAACTCAGAATAATTATCTCTTTCAAATTTTGTAATTTCCAATCCACCATAATATTCGTTTGGATATTTGATTTGATAATAAAAATGTCCGCTTGCAACGCTATTATTATTATCGCCGCCAGCAATACTTTCATTTGTCATGAACTTTGTCCATGCTTCAAAGAATTTGATAGCATTATAAGGATTTCTCCCATCATTTTGCACATAGAATGAAAGATCTATTCTGTCATCATAAACTCTTCTATGCGCATGTCTTTCTGTAACCCCAGTATAATCTCCATTTATTTCAGAAGTTGCAAAATTGGAGCCTGGAAGAAGTGCATCGGAACATGCCATGAAAATATTACTTTGATCCTCTATTCCCCATTTAACATTATTGTTTGCAATATAAGTTAAAAAGTCACCAGAAGGTGGTGAAATAAAAACCTCATAGTGAGAAGTTAATGCAGGTCTAAGTATCGCTTTCTTTATTTGATCTACTGTTCTTAGCTTTGGAGCAGCCATCTATAAATATTTAAACCTTGTATATTATGTATGTCGGATAATGGCAGAAAGTCTAAAAAGTAAGTACAAACCTTCCTATCCAAAGAAGTATAAAGGCGATCCAAACAATATTATTTGTAGAAGCAGTTGGGAAAGAAAATTCTGCCGCTGGTGTGATTTAAATGAAAGTATATTGGAGTGGGGAAGTGAAGAATTTTGGATACCTTACCTTTCTCCAGTAGATAATAGAGTTCATAAGTATTTTCCAGATTTTATAATAAAAATACAAGAACAATCTGGATCAACAAAAACTTATGTAATAGAGGTTAAACCAAAAAAACAAACTATTCCACCAAAACAAAGATCAAGAGTAACTAAATCATATCTTTATGAAGCAAAAACTTACGCTGTAAATCAAGCAAAGTGGAAAGCAGCAAGTGAGTGGTGTAAAGATAGAGTGCTGGAATTCAAAGTTATTACAGAAGAAGAGTTATTCGGTATCAAGTAATGGAAAAGGGTTTCGGGCAATACATCAACAAAACACCAATAAGAATGGTGGAATTGAAAAAAAGAATTGCCGCTGCAAATACAACCGATCCAGAAGAATTAATGTTAATTATAATGGGGGTTTTAAAGGAAGAGGCACTATATCCACAACCTGGAAAATTTTATACGTTTGTATATAATGCCAAAACTCCAAATATTGAGTATGATCAACACCCACTAATTGCTTGTACGGAACTTCAAAAATGGGGATTTAAAGGAATCAATTTTCATTGGAGAAAATCAAGAAATTATACTTGGAATGAGGTTGCAGGAAAACTTTATGTCGTGAAATATGAGGAACTTGATGAAATGATGTCAATACCTTATGCAAAATTTCGTCTAAATAAATAAAAAACTCTCTATAAATGTCTCATACTCTACAAAAAATTGAGATTATCAATCCTCTTGTAAATGGGGAGAGAGTTTAATGGCAAATGTTACCAATTATAATGATGGAAAGCAGGATGGAGCAGTTTCTCCACCAGATAGTGCTCCATTTAGAATACCAGGAAAAACTCAAAATTATAATGTAAAACTTGAAAGCAACGTACAAGACGGAAATATTAAGGCATCTGGAATTACTCTACAAAAAGAAGTAACTTCAAAAAGCGGGAAAGAATATAAAGCATATGCAGTAAGTTATGATGGCGGAAAGACTTGGACTGATGGAGGCAAACCACCAAAACCAGTTACTACAAGTAGTGGACTTTCTAAGGATGAATTAAAAGCATTACAACCAGGAGGTGCTTTAAATAAAGCAGCTGTTGATGCTGCAACAAAAGTAGCGCAAAAAGCACAGGCATCTCCAAAGCAAGTAGAACAAATAAAAAAAGGAAATGATGCCACTACTCCAGCTCCTGGAGATGCAAATCAAAGTAAACCATCTATTGATATCTCAGAAAATCTTAGGGATATTCAGGCAGGAACAAATGAAGGGTTATCTGCTGGACAGAATTTAAAATACCCAAAAAACATGAATACGCAGCAGGATTGTATAAGATTTACAATGTTGGAGTATTCTCCTAGAGCATTATCTGGAAAAGAAACCGAAGGTGACAATCCACTTACACTTGGACAAAGATCAACTGATAGGAAATTTTTAGGAACAGTTACATTACCAATACAAAGTGGAATTATAGATGGAAATGCAGTTACGTGGGGAGAGGATCATATGAATGCTTTAGATCTTCTCAAAATTAATGTAATGAAAAGTGCTATCACTGGAGGATTTACTGAAGCTGCAAAAACTGCAGCTGATGCGACGGATCAAATACCAAAAGATTTTTCTAGTACAAAAGGTTCTATTGCAAATCTTATCACTCAAGCTATGACAGGTAAAAATGTACTAGCAAGGGCGGAAGGAGCAATTGTTAACGAAAACGTAGAGCTTCTCTTCCAAGGTCCAACTCTTAGAACTTTTAATTATACTTTCAAATTATCAGCAAGATTTGATAAAGAAGCGCAAGAAATTGCTAATATTATTAGATTCTTTAAGCAGGGAATGGCAGTACAGAGAACGAAAACTGATTACTTCTTAAAAAGTCCTAATACATTTAATATAAATTATTTTCATAATGGCAAAAAGCATCAAGGCATTAATGAGATCAAAGAATGTGCTCTTCAAAATATGACTGTAAACTATACTCCAGATGGTTATTATGCAGCACACGCTGATGGTTATCTAGTTACATATGATATAACGATGCAATTCCAAGAACTTGAGCCTGTATATAATGATGAATATGCACAGTTTGCAAATACAAATAGTATAGGTTACTAAAAATGGCAAGACCTTACTTTAGACAAGTTCCAAATTTTGATTATGTAAGTAGAATCACTGATTCTAAGCAGATCTCTAATTATGTGCAAGTAAAAAATCTTTTTAAGAGAGTAAAACTTCGTCCTGATATCTATCAGAATACTGGATATTTTGAGCAGTATATCATTAAAGGAGATGAAAGACCTGATAGTATTGCTTACAAATTATATAACGATCCTACTTTAGATTGGGTGGTTTTACTATCCAACAATATTTTAAATATTCAAACTGAGTGGCCTATGAAGCAAAATGATTTTGATTCATATCTATTAGAAAAATATGGATCATATGAAAATCTATATGCCATTCATCATTATGAAACCACAGAGATTGTCAATTCAGAAGGAACAATTATTGTTCCAGAGGGACTTATTGTTGATGAAAATTTTTCAGTTTCATACTTCAATTATTTTACAGAATCTCAAGAAATTGCATCAAACTTCTTAACTGAAATTACAAATTATGATTATGAATTTAAACTACAAGATAAAAAAAGAAAAATATACGTTCTAAAGGCAGATTATCTAAGAATTGTATTTGATGACATCGATAAACTTATGCCATATAAAAAAGGTTCCAGCCAATATGTGACTGAAACCTTGAAGAGAGGAGATAATATTAGACTTTACGAATGATCACTCTTCAGCAAGACGCTGGAAGTAGGAGAGTGCATCATCTTCATCTTCATCAGATTCTTGAGCAATCTTAGGAAGTGAAGGAGATTTGCTGCGAGCATAAGACTCTTGCAGTTCTTCAGAAACACGACTTTCTGTAGTCGAAGGCTGAGAATAAGACTCATAATCGTCTTCCTGCTCAACAACTGCACGAGACTGTGTAGGAGCAACCTTTTGTCCCAGAACCATCTTCATACGACGCTCAAGATCTTCATAAGACTTGAATTGATCAGGAGCAGTTACTGCAGCAAGAGAATACTCTTTCTTCCAAAGTGCTTCGAGAGCATCATCGTCATCAAGTAGGGGCTCTACAGCACCGAATTCAGACTTATCGTAGTTCCAGTAACCGTCCTTCTTCACAATCTTCAGTTTGAAGTTTGCACCTTGCCAGAAGTCAAAGGGGTTGATGGGAGTTTCATCTTCAAACTCGGGTTGCATTGCTTCCATAATCTTGTCGAAGATCTTCTTACCATACTTAAACAGGAAGACTTTACCTTCGTTTGCAGGATTTACAGGATCCTTCACCACATAGATGTTGGAGTAGTAAGACAGTTTACGCTTCTGCTTACGAACAGTTTCTTTATTTGATTCAGTACCAGTGTTCCACAGTTCACGGTTGTATTCACCAAGGGGATCTTTGCCGCCAATGGTGGTGAGAGAATTCTCAATATACCAGCCACCAGGACCTTGGAAGGCATGAGAATACATTTTTGCCCAGGGAAGTTCTTCGCCTTCAGGGGCAGGAAGGAAACGGATAACTGCGAATCCATTACCAGTTTTATCCATTTCGGGTTTCCAGAGACGCTCATCGGCACCTCCAGAAGTAGTGCTCATCTTCTCAACTTCTTTTACCAGTTTGGAAGTGAGAGAACCCAGTTTGGATTGCTTTTTAAGATTTTCAAAAGACATTTGTATACCTCGGATTGATTGGATTTGGCTTTTGGTACTTCGTTATTCTACTTGCCAGAGTCAGTTTTGTCAATCTGCTGGCGCATCATATCCAGCATCTTGGACATGTTGTTCAGGATAATGTTCATGTTGGTGCCAGGTGGCATACCCATCATAATTGCAGATTGCGTAATGCGTTCTTTCATTTCAATTGCTTCTGGATCATCAGAAAGACTTAGACGAGTATAAAGAACTTGCTGTTTATTTAAAAGTTTATCTAAAAGATTAACATGATAAATTTTATCATCTCTTGTCATTGTAGGAAATTTAAAGACACTTCCATAAATTTCTTCTTGCAGTTCAGATATTTCTGCCATCTCTGCACGAACAATTTCAGAATTAAAAAAACTCATGAATCTCCTAAGATTACTTCTTTCAAAATTTTACGATAACGAAATACATCAATATTTAGAAACGGGTTATATTTTTTAATTCTACGACTGACGGTTTCCCACACTGGATCTTTGAGTTTCTTATCAAAGTTATTACCGTACTGAAAGATTCTGTCACAAATCACCATAGTTTCTAGGCTAATCTTCCCGCTCAGAAACTTTTTAAGCAATGGTGGATGTCCTTTTGAACAATCAAATACCTCCTCAAACTTATTTTCTTCAAATATCTTTTGAGTTTCTTCTTTAAAGACATAAGATAAAGATTGTACTTTCTTCTGCCATTCCTTATATCTAGTTTCACCTTCTTTCATAATCTCACCAATCCAAAGAGATTCTGGATCGTTGCAAGATACAAAATTTGCAACAAAAAATTCTACAATTTCCTTATCTGTTTTTTGGCGAGTAACCTTTTCAAACCAAAAACGATCTTTACGTTTATAGAATGATTGAAGAGTTGCTCTGCTTTTACCGCAGTACTTATGATAGTCATAAGAATCTTTCGTAAAGTGATTCTTTAACGCAAGATATTCTCGATAGGCATCAAATGGCATCATTAAAAAAGTAATATAGGGATTTTTTGCCGGGAAAATTTTCGCCCCTAAAATGGATTAAAGGGGCAATTTTGCTCTGGAGCTTCTTTTTAGAAAGTTAAGTTCCATTGCCTCATACTTAATCTTTTCCTTAAGAGGTTTAGAAATAAGTTTGGGAACTGACTCTACATCGATGCTATTCATCTCACAGAAGTGAATGATTGCATCGATGTAGCTCATATCTCCATTGATTAGAACAAGATTCTCAATCTCTTGAGCAAACCTTGACGGACAAAAGAATTTACTTTCCAGTACCTTTTCTAATTCATTCTCCATCTTGCCTAGTATTGTGATGTACAAATTCTTTAATGTAGCGAACTAATAGTCTAATATAATCCCCTTTATTTCTTTTGTCAAATACTTTGACTTCTCCACCTGGAGTCACCATTAGCGTGATTAATTTGACAGGTGGAATCTTTGTTAATTCGTAATACGCTGCGGCATAAAATGTTTCTTGTACGAAGTAGTTTTCAATCCACTCCTCTGGTTTGATTTTATCCGATGTCTTAAAGTCAATGACTGCCAATTCGCCTTCGTATTCGGCAATACAATCTACTCTACCAGCAAGTCCAAGGTATTCTGAATAAAGAGTCCTTTCAATTGCATGAATATTATTTATCTTATCAAGATAAGGTTTAGCATGAATGAACATAATCTTTGTCATTGGTTGGTAATTGTTCCAATCCAATTCTTTATTTTCTAAGTAGTCTTGGCAGACTTGGTGAAAATCAGTTCCTCTTGCAGTTGCTCGTTTAGTAATACGATTTGCTTCTTCAAGTCCAACTCTCTTTCTCCACTTAACGAAGACTTCACGATTATAGAAACTTGTAACAGAAGTAATAGACGGCACCCAGTCCCCATTGGGTAGGTTATAGAGACGGATGCTGTCTGTTGTTTTACATTCTAGTTCAATGTCACCCAGATAATTATGATGAATAAAACTCATAGATTGATTTCCGTTTTTGCAAGAATATATTCTTTAACTAATCCAGAACGAACAATATCTTCTACACCAAATTCAATAATTTCCATAGAAGACATGAGCCTAAGAATTCTCATGAAATCAATAATACCATTCTTCTCATTTGTTTTAATCAAATCAGACTGAGTGGCATCACCACAGAACATAATTTTTGTATTTTCACCAACACGAGTAATGATTGAATCGAGTTCATGGAAATTCAGGTTCTGGAATTCATCTACAATAATGATTGCATTGTCCAGAGTAGTTCCCCGAATAAAAGAAGTACTCCAAAAACTAATCGTTCCTTGAGTTTTGAGGTTTCCATAGAGCATTTCAAATGCAGAGTCGTCAGGCATCTCAAACATATACTTCACCATATTCTTATAAGGAATTTGATAAAGTGATGACTTGTCCTCATGATCTCCAGGAAGGAATCCAATCTCTCTAGTAGCTACAAGAGAGCGTACAATATAAATTTTTTCATAAGGACTTCTCTCATCAAGAACATCTCTCAGTGCATTGTACAGAGTTATGAATGTTTTACCTGTACCAGCACATCCATAAGCAACAATATTTTGATCTAACTTATAAGACTTAAATAGAGATTCTTGATTATCTGTTAGAGGTTCAATAGTCCTCATAATATCAAGACTAATAGGCTTCTTCCTTTTCATTTGCTTATTACTCATACCAAAAGGAACGGGATTCTTTGGAGTATTTTTTCTTGCCATATAAATTTAGATTGATTTTACAGTTGATCCAGGTGCTTTTGATGCCTTATGAAGAACATCATTCCATCCAGGATGAGATTTCTTCAGCCTGTCATAAACTTCTCCCAATTCCCCAGAACTTGGACAAGTAGATGGATCAGACCAATCTCGATCCCACTCTGGATTGTCTTTTTTCCATTGATCCCAATCATGAACACTGAGAACTACTTCCTTTTGTTCTCCAGTGACTTTATTATAAACTGGATATGTTGCCAATATCAGTCCTCCATAGTGTGTAAGGATATTTATTCGATAGTAATAGAAGGTGCATCCAGACATTCTGCACAACCTTCACGAGTCCATTCAAGTGCAGAGGCTACAGCAGGAAACTGACAGGTAAAGATGCAACGAATTGCTTCTGCAATCTCCATATGTTCTTTCTGAGTTCCATGTGCAGAACGTAGATCGATATAATGCACCCATGACCTTACAGATCCCGTCATATAGAGCCTTGTGGGCGTTGCTAAGGGCAATACAAACCTTGCACACTCCTTTGCCACTCCTGCCTCTAGAAGGCGATCGTAGAGCCTCTGAGCAGCCGCAAAATGAATCCGAATGTCTTCAAGCAAAGTCAGTTTCAAATAATCGCCCATATCATTAATTGAGTTCTGACGATTCTTTGTATCTTGACGACGGAGTTCTGGTAGAGGAATCGTACCACCAAGCAGATTTGTATCTGCATACCGTTGTGAAAATTCCTGAAATGTGAAACTTCTATGTCGGAGTATTTGAGCTGCGATACCCCTTGTAGTATTAATCTCAACAGTCATTGTTGCCTGTTCAAAAATACTCCAGTGTTGATGCTTAATACAATACTTAAGTAGTCCTGAGAAATTATCATTCTCTTGATTGTTTGGATTACTTACACGAGCACAGTATGCCATGTGCTTCTCTGCATCAGGAGTAACACTAATTAGTTTTACTTCTGGTTTCATAAGTTCGTAGTCTTCAAACTTCATCGTCATAAAATACTTCGTCGTAATCTGAAATGTACTGAGAGATTTGTTCGTATGGTAGAGGTTTAAACTCTTGTATATCAGTAGATTCTACATCAGAACAAATCTCTGACTTGAGACATTCTACTAGAGATTCAAGATTTTGTACAATCAATCTAAGTTTTTCTTTATCCATTCATATCAACCCGGACAAAGGTATTATACACAAAAAAAGAGGGGTAGTCAAGTACCCCTCTTTCTAAATTTTAATCTCTTTGTCTCCAGTCATCTGGTTTATCTTCAGTAAAGAAATCTATAATATCATCTATGGTATCAAATCCAGATACTCCTTTAGATTCATGTCCAATTCCCCCAATATCAAGTTGGTTTAGGAAATCATCCAATCCACCTTCTTGCATATCAGGATTTTCTGCTTTCCGTCTTGCTTGACGAAGCAGTGTACCAGCACTTCTATTTGCCTGGGCAAGTTTCTCTGCCCAGATCATTTCACTCAATTCTACCGATTCACCTTTTACAATTCGTTCACATATTGCTTCAAGCCGAAGACGATATTGTGTAGAGAGCATAAACTTTACCAGATATAGTGTTATTTATTTTATCGTTCAATATAACTCAGAGTATGAGACTGAGCATAAAGTTGTTGAATGATGATGTCACAACCAATCTTAGGGTTGCAATCGCCACAGGTATAGACATCTACTGCAGCTTTACCTTCCTCAGGCCAGGTATGAATTGAGATATGACTTTCTGAAAGCAAACAAATAACAGTGACACCCTGTGGTTCAAACTTCTTTGAGATAGTCTGAATCACAGTGGCACCACTTGCAACTGCTGCGTTTTCTAGTAAGTCTATAAGACAACGCTCGTCGTCCAAAAGGACAAACGAGCATCCGTACAGGTTAAGTAAGTAATGCTTCCCCATTAGACTATGGATTCTCCTCTGCTTCTTGAATTAGTTTGCTCACATATTTCTCCGTGCCATCCATAGTCTTGACTGCAAACAGAGGAGACTTCATATACTTTTTAACTTTTTTATACTTCTTCAGTAAATTTTTAACTTCGTCTTTATAGATTGCAACTTCAATCTTTTCTTCACTAAAACCTTCACTCATTTTCTTTTCTTTTTTGCCTCAGGTGCTTTGTAACCCCACAGTTTTGGATTAACTCTTCCATAACCAAAGTCAATTTTTTGAACAGAACCAGGACCATATTTGTCGTAGTACATATCAAAAAGACTTACTTTCTTTGCTGTACGACAAAGATCAATATGCTCTTCACCATCAACAATATACCAAATAAGATATGCATCGCTAGGGAAAGAAGGATCTTTTGTAGTTTCGATTGCGGTTTTTTCTAAAAGAATCTCACAACCATACATGGAAGGAAGAATCATTTTATCTTCGTGCTTCTTCTCTGCCATTTTTTTCTCCGCAACTAGTGTCATGAACGTCCTCCCCATTGAATATCGGGATAGGACTCTTTAACATTTTCAAAACTAACTTTATATTTTGTTTCAATTTTTTTATCTTTCACAAGACATATAAGTTCAGCTTCTTTAGGATGAAGTCCTTGAAGAAGATTAATAAACATCATCTCCCTACGAATAGTAGAAAGTCCATTGTTACCACCTTGAACATAATGATATAGATTTTGATACTCTCTACGAAGAGATGTACGTCCTCTACCTAAGAGATCCTGCTTAGTAGCCGATTCTCCATTATCTGCTTCTCGGGAAAGATTTTCGGATAGAGTTCCAGAATAAACAGTCTGATCATTAATATCAGAATATGGCACTTCTCCTTCAGGAAGAAGTGAAATTATGGATTCATCAAAATTCCAAATAAGAATAGTTTTAATAGAATCGTGTTCATATGCCTTAAGAACTTCTACCTTTTTGGCATTGGATCTTTGCTTTGATACAAGTTCTAAAATTTCAAAAACAAATGGGTTGCTGGGAAGAGTATCGATTGGTTTTTCAGTCGTCGTCTTCGTCTTCGTCGTAGTCATAGTCATTCTCAAATCGTACTGCAATTATTTCGTCAGGAATTACATTCCCATTTTCATCAAACATCTCTGGATGTGTATTTAACGAAGCAATATAATTCTTTTCATAGAAATGTTGCTTTGCCATCCATCCTAACATACCACCAACAAAAAAGAACATTATCGAAACTAATGTGCCAATGGTTAGAGTTACTGCTAACATTTTTTTTCTCCAGAGAGTTATTTTTTTCTAATATCAAAGTGAAATTCTATAAAGAAATGAAACTCTCTACGGAAGAGAGAAATCATTTTACCAAACTTCACTTGAAAAGTTTTTGGCTTTGATGACTCTCTCTTCCTCCTATTCCTAAGTAACAGTTCAACACCCCGATTAATCTGGGGTTCTGATTTATTTAGTTTGTTTTTTCCGTCTTCCTGGTCTTTTATCATGGTTATACTTCCAAGCGTCTTCAAGAATTGCATAAAGATAATTTCTAATCTTTCTTGCTTGAGGTTTTGGAATATGTCCATAACCTTCACGAAGTTGTTTATGAATTTCGTCAGCACCACCCTGTAGATATTCGTCTAGATCCATTACAAGATTGCTAATTTCACTTGCAGTGCTACTTTCAATAAACTCCTCTACTTCGCGTCTAAGAGTTCCACGAATTTTTAGATAATCATAAAACTTCAAAACAAATTGTCCATTGAAAGCAAGATCAATTGCTTTTTCAACATCAAAATAAACTTCGTGAAAAGTAGATTCCATTAGACTAGATTTTGCTCCTTAAGATATTGAACTGTATCTGTACAACCACCAAGATGTGTTTCGTCATTTAAGATGACTTGAGGAAAAGTAGAACCTTGCCCAAATTCAGCATAGAATGCTTCTCGATTAAAATGATTGTTGAGTTTGTAGATTACATGCTCAAGGTTTGCTAATTGTAGCACCTGTTCGATTTTACTGCAATAGGGGCAACCATCTTTCGAATAAACTGTAAATTTCATAAAATTAATTAAACTACAAGTATATATTAAGATACAAAAAAAGGAGGATTTCTCCTCCTTAGTTTAGCATATGTGTCAAGCAGATTATGCTTGTGCTTCAGTCCAGGATAGACGTGCCGCAACTGAAATTGGAATACCTGAAAGGTTTGTTGCAGTAATAGTGAAAGTATCAGGTCCATCTGGGTAGATCGCAGTGCTAGCGAAAGTTCCACCACCACCAACAATTGAGTTACCAAGATCTCTAACTTGTGTAAGATCTAGAGTACCAGCACCAGTTCCAACGTAGAAACCGCAAACAACCTCCCCACCAACCATAGTAACACCATAACCTGCTTGAGATGTATGGTCTGCAATTTGAGCAAGACTGGAGTTATCTCCAACCCTTCTATTACCAACAGCATTAGTCCAAACAGTTGGGAATTGTGGGGTAGCATTTAGATATCCACGAACAAGAATAGCAGTTGTAACACCTGTGACGGACATTCCAAGTCCTCTCATAACCAATTGCATTCTATTGACGAGTTCTCTTTGTCCAAATCCTCCACCAATACCACTATCAACAGAAGGAGCTACTCTAATTGAGAATAAACCTCTCTCTTGGAATCCGGGAATAGGAGTTGGGTTAAACTGTCCATATGTAAAGACAAGTGATTTATCATCATCATATCTACCATCCATTATAACACTTGTACCCCAATGCGAAATTGTTGGTGCAAAAGTAGGATATGCCAGTTCAACTGCTGTTGGTCTTGTTGCAGAGTAAGTAAAAGTCTGCGCTCCAGCAACACCCGCAGTGGTTGCCATCGGAGGAACAATAATATTTGGATTATTATCCAAAGATGGAGTACTAAATGTAATAGATCCAATTCCGATATTGGTAATAAAGGTATTTGTTTTGAATGATGTTGATCCAACACCAGAAATTACTCTTTGACCGATCTGGAGATTTGCCGTAGATCCAATACCAATATTAGATCCGGCGCCAATATTTAATGATAGACCGAATGGATATCCTGCCCTACCTCTAGTACATCCAGTAAGAGCTGTAGTTCCAACGCCGGTGTAATTAATATATTCATATCTATCTCCGGCACCTGGAGCATTTCCAGGTTGACGTACTAACACAGTACCATTTGGAACTGGGAATCCTGCTGTTGATGCAACACCGATATAACTATCTGTTGATACTAAACTGGTAGTAATTGTAGTTGTAGTTGGATGTGTTAGAGTTTCATAACGAGCTGGTAAGTTACCAGATCTCATATATGCTTCTTGGTTAACATTATTGTTAACCAATTTATGGGCATACATCACATTTCCATTTCTTGCTCTAAATCCCCAACGAATGTATCCTGCACCATACCAAGAATAATCCATATAGAACATCTGCATCTTAGAAAGATCGATGTTATATCCAGATGAACCAGTTCCATCCATCCTATCAATGTTCCACTGAGACTGAGGAATTCTTAAATCAACTGTTTTTGTTACAGTTAGATATTGATCACTTGGACCTCTATATGCAGGATTAATTCTGATCTCAGTGTCACTGAGAATATCCATAACCTTATAGGTTTGTCCGCGAATTACAATATTTCCACCAACTTCAAGTTGTTTGGAGAAAAGTGTTGGGAAGTTTGGATTAGATTGAGTAACTTGAGTCGATTCCTGAGCTACACTAACTCTTCCTGAAATTTGGAAAATTGATTGTCTGCGGACAACATATAAAGTTTGACCGTCATATTCAAAGAACATTCCATTTTGAAAATCAAATAATCCAAGTCTAGAAGTAGCTCCATACCAGTTTGTGACATTGATCGCATAATTTCCAGTAGCTGTTGTTTCCGATGGAGCACTAAGAGCAGTATAAGTAAATTGAGTTTCTCCTGTTACCGAGTCTACATTAAAAGTTCCATTATATGCAGAATCATTACATCCAGCAACAGTAATTTGTGTTCCAGGAATAACTCTGGTAATCCCATGAATTTCTTTAGTTCTGACAGTTATCGTTGTTCCTGAAGCAGAAATTGTATCAACAGGAACGTTTGGTTTTAAAGTAGTTCCAGAACTCATTTGAATTCCTTTACCAGATTGATAACGGAAATATCTTCTAGTTTGACGAACAGCTTGTTCGTAATTTGATTCACCGTAGGTTCCAAAAATTACTCCACCGTCAAATGATCTATGATAGAATTGTGCGGATGGTCTTGGATAAACAGTTGCATCCCTAAATGCGGTAGTCGCTAATCCAACAGGAGCTGTATTTACATAATATGTAAATTGTGTGCTAGATCCAACAGTGGCAACTTGATACACACCATTTGGCGATGCTTGTCCAATAATACCACCTTGAGCCCCGAATGCCAATGCGGTATTTTGACCTGTGAAAATACTAGTAACTCCGATTTCGTTTCCTACAACAAGTCCATGAGGAACTGCCGTCGTAACTGTGACAGCTAAACCTGGGTTAATTACTGCTGCCCAGGTGCTTGTAGAAAATCCACCCGAAGGCATCGAAAGTGCAGTTCCAAATCCAATTCTGGCGCCAGTATATACTGATCCACTATAGATACCAGTTCTGTTAATTGACATGCAAGTAACAATACCAGTGTCGTTTCTTAAAGAAACCGCAAATGTAGCAATTCCAGTTCCACCACCATCTTCAATAATCCAATTTCCATTTACATGTGGTATATTTGCGTCCAAAATGGAGAGGGGTGTTCCATTTGGGGGCAGTGCCTGAGTTGAAGCAATTGTTACTCTCCTTGATCCAGCAGGCATTGTTATGGTAGTAATACCAGAAACAACGACACCGCCGGCAACAGTTCCTGTCGTAGCACCAAATGCAACTAAATTAATAGGGTTTTGGGAGAAAAATGGTCTATTATTTAACAAACCAATACTTTGCCATTTTGAAGCTTGAATTCCATATTCAAAGTCAGTATCGATAAGTGCCTGTGGTTGAGAAACTCTAAATTTTTCTACGGGATCAATATAAGACTCATCAGGTTTAAAAGCAAGTGCAGACTCTTCGACAAAAATCATCAAAGAGTCTGATGAACTCATCGCACTGCAATCATAATTAAGAACAACCGTTGTTCTATCAGTTGATGAATTATATGTTAATGTATTTGCTCTTTTTGCAGAATCTGCAAAATTATAAATTATTGTATTTTGGTATGAAGTATTTGTGATTAATAGTAATGTTTTTCTATCAACATATCCATCAATCACAACAGTATTAGTTGATGGTGTGAAACTAATAGAGTTTCTAAGTCTTTTCGCCATTTTGCTCCCTACTTGCTTTTATAATTAATGATTATTTATAAAAAATGATTACATGCCAAGTGCAATTGAATATGCAATTGCACTTGCATCTTTAGCGATTACACTACCACCTGCAGTCGTTCCGTCATGAACAATTAATGTCTTTTTATCAGTATCCACAGTTACCTCTGCTAAGGCACCAGTGAAAGTTGTGTGTTGTGCCGTAGTGCCTCTACGAAACTGTACCTGTTTTGTCATTTTAGGTATGTGGATGGATTATAATCTTATTTATAAAAAAATGTTCTATCTAATTAATTTTAAATATCTCCATCTTCGTCCAAGCACCATCAGCAGTTCCAGTAACAACTTGACTGGTTGGATTTCCACTATAAACAGTAAAATCAATATAATCTGATGTTCCATTCATCGTAACAATTCCACAAGCAATTTGACTATAGGAAAAAGTTGCTATTCCAACTTGATGCAATGCAAATGTAGTACCATTTTTTCTTATTTGAATATTTGTTTGATTATTTGTGATAGTTCCTGCTTGCCAGTTCATCATTGCATCA